AGAGATATAACCACCCGCTTACGCAGACGATCACATAACCCTAAAACAACGAGAATGAATAATTTTGAATTAATCAAACTCATCGATGATGTTCTTGTCCGCCTTTACCCGGTTCAACCAAAATGGAAGAATCGCGTAGAAGGCCCAAGTCAGTGGCTTTATTTGGCTGAACCCAAGATTTCTCACGAAATCGAATTAGTTCAAGTCACCACTGACCTGTCGGACCCTTTGTTTCCTCCCTCGGAGTATACAAAGGACGGAATCACGTTTTACCTCGCAGACGGATCGACCACCACTGTCGTCCCCCCTGCCCGTCTCGTAAGCGGATCCCCTCTCCCCAAGCCTCGCCCTGGCCAGGTTTCTTACTCGGTGGACTACCGACTCGTTCAAGCCTTCTCCGGCTTACGAGCAGTCCTCCTTGTCCTCATCGACTCCTGTGGCTCATGCGCCAAGGATTCCGATTATGTCGGACTTCTCCCATACACGGATTGCAAATCCGTTCTGGTTGAGATGTCGAAGTGGTCTGAAGAAGCCTTCGTCCCAAACGCGAAGTTCTGGAAGGATTGGCCCTTGGCACGGTTCCTCAAGAACCCCCTCCCGCCTATCCCCGTTTCGTGGAACCGGAGTCCTATGTCTGCACTCTTTTCAGGTGAGACAGGTCGATATTTTAATCGACTCGCCACTTACCCTTCTGATAGAGAGGACTCTTTGTCCTACTACAGAGCGGTTTTTGGTCTGGCCCAGTCCAAACGAGGATTCGCCGAGGTTCCTCGCTCTTTCGTCCAAAGAGCGATGGCCAAGCATGCCCGCCAACTTTCCACCCCCCCCGAATCAGATCCTGATCTTGATTCGGCTCGCGTCTTCGCCCAGACGTTCTTCGGTGGTTTCCGATGCCCTAAGGTGTTTCCGGCCCTTTCTTCTATTGAAGGGTCGACCAAAGCCTGCGTCGAAAACTCCCGTCAGAATGGCGGAGCGCGAGAGTTCCTCCGACACCTCATTGCGGAGTACCATGGTGTAACTCCTGACGTAGAGTCTCTCGTCAGTATGTTCAACCCAAATGGTTCCCAGGTGTTCGAGGAGAAGGGACTTCCCCCTCTCTCTCCCGAGGATTGGCGTATCCTCGTGCGTTCGTTTACCCCAGCTGTATCACGTTCATATTTGCCCCTACCTGTCCAGGAGATCTTGATGGAATTCTTCCTCGATCACCCGGAGGCCGAGAACTTCCCTACTGCACGCGTTGCAGAAGTTCTTGAACCTCTTAAGGTACGGCTAATTACCGCCATGAACGCAGTTCGGAGTCATGTTTCCCGCCCTATTCAAAGGGCGCTTTGGAAATTCCTCCGATCCTCTCCGGTGTTCCAACTGATTGGAGAGCCCATTACTGAGGCTCTTATCCAAGATTTGGTTACCCGCCACCTCAATCGAGGTGGCGGAGAGGACCCCTTCGTGTCAGGGGACTACTCAGCTGCGACAGACGGTCTCGACATACGTCTGTCCAAGGTGTTTCTTGAAGAGTTCTTGAATCACCTTGATGAGGAAGATCAGCCGTTCCGGGCAGAGATCTCATCTATTCTTTATGAACAGGTGATCATCTACCCTCCATGGACCGGTATTGCGCCCATTCTCCAGAAGAATGGCCAATTGATGGGATCCGTCCTATCCTTCCCCATCCTATGTCTCGCGAACTTGTTCGCATACATCCAGTCGCTCCCGGACCGTGAGACAGTTCTCCGTTCCCGACGCCTGATGGATAGGTTACCCGTGTTGATCAACGGCGACGATATCCTCTTCCGTTCCTCGGATGTCCACTACTCTAAGTGGCTCCATGAGATCGGTCGAGTCGGATTCGTCCCCTCCGTTGGTAAGAACTTTCGACACCCAAGGTTCTTCACCGTCAACTCGATCCCTATCGAGTACCGTCCAGCATCTACTCCCTTTCAATTTTGGAGCAAGATGTCCTGGGCTGACATGGAGGAGTTTCCCGCCCCTTGGGCGATCTCCACCGTACCCTCGATCTCAATTCGAGGGTTTCTCAATGTCGGCCTCCTGACTGGACAGGCTAAACTCACCGGCCGAGACACGCTTGGCGCCCTACCCCTCTCGGGTTGGCACGCAGGCGCTGTTCTCGAAGCGTTGAATCCCTCACAGGCCCATAAGTGGTTCTTGAAGTATCATCGTTCTACTATCCAACAGCAAACTCGCTTTGGAAGTACCACTTTGAACATCTTCGCACACCCCTTACTGGGTGGACTCGGATTCACCGTACCTCTCGGGATCGAACCTCGTTTCTCCCCTGAGCAGCGTCGATTGGCGCAGTCTCTGTACCTCTCAGCTTCTTATAGCTATGAAGGACAGGAGTCGGATTACTCACTAAAGTCTCTAGTGTTCTTAGAATCCGACTTCGCGACTCCCATTTCGTCGTTAGGTCGCTTGAACCGCCGCGTCGAGGTAGAGTTATACCCATTTGGAACACCTCTTCCAGAAGGATACTCTCCCTTCGTCGACACCACTGGCGTTCAACCTTTGGCAATGGTTCACTCTCCTCCTTTACAGGATGATGAGGTTACCGGCCTAAAGGCGCGATGTAGACTTTCCTCCAACCGGCTCCGCCAGTTGACGAAGAGGTTTGGTCCGGATACCGTAGACCTTCACCCCCTCGACAAGATGACTGAGTTCCCGTTCACACCAGTTCGGGTCTCACGATCTACCTTCGTCCAGGTCGAAGGCTTCAATCCGCACAATGCCTCTACCTTTCAGGAAAGACCCTTCTCCAAGGTCTACGTCCAAGAGATTCCTTTTCAGGATATCGCGACCCCCGTTCCGGAGTTGGAGACAGACATCAAAGTCTCCGTACCTGAGGATTGGGAGTCGACGAACGTGGTCTTGGCCATTGTTCTCCCCCCGATCGTGGAAGAGAAAGAAACCCCTTCACCACCTAAGCTCGTGCGACAGGTTGCTACACATAGCATCCCCCACGACGCCCAGGTTCGAAGGCTCCTACAGAAGGAGCGGGTTCTTCTCAACCGAGGTATTATCCATCGTCGGTCTCCTGCAGAGGAGGCCCTCTTTGAATAACTTCCGAACGGAATTCTGTCTTCTGGCATCAGACACTAAAGAGATCGTCGGGCCCCAGGCCCACGGGGATACACCGTCCCAGACTTCTTCTTCTCAGTCCTTAAAGAGAGAAGCCCCCCCGATCCTATATCATCGCGATGATCCAATTCGATCTCGGTGTTCCCTAGCGGAGTAGGGAGGAGGGGGTGTCGGCTAACAATCGAATTGGAAGCCAACTGCGTCTCAGTTATAACTACCGTGCGGGTGGAGCGTCCCTCCCCGCCGGGGTGACTTTGGATGGACGGCCGTCCGTCCATTGTTCACCCCGGGACAGCGCAGGCAGAGCTTAATCTCCATTGGGTCTGATAGGTTAAAAGGACCAAAACGGTGACAGACTAACTTAATAGCTTGTTCGTCTTAATACTTCCGTGCTAACCAGAACGCCGAGAGACTGCACGGCTCCACCTCCCTCCTTTCGAGGACTGGAGGCCTATCTTATGTACAGTCCAACCCCGTCTTGGGTTGGATCCAATACATTCAAGACACCCTACTTCGAAAATGCCACGCGCTTCGAAGTCCAAGAGGTCTGGTGCCACCCGAAGAGCACCCCGCCAAGCACGTCTCCGCGGTAAGGGAGATTACTCCGCCGATATCATCGGTGAGACTGATCTCGCCAAGAGACTAGAGAAGAAAATAGATCATCTCGAGAAATCCCTCGTCCACGCCACGCCCTCTCTTTCGAAGGGGGCCTCTCTGGCTGGCCGCGCCCTCGGGAGCTTCATTGGTCAAGGTGACCTCGGGGCTCTCGCTGGTGAGCAGCTTTCTAAGCTGCTTGGGTATGGTGACTACCGTACTAGCATCCGTGGTAACTCCCTTATGGGCTCTACTTCGGGTACCGCTGTACCTAAGTTCCAAGGCGATGGCAAACGAGGAATCCGGCTCACCGAGCGCGAATTCATCGGTAATGTCCTCAGTGGAAGCTTGTCTTCGGGATCTTCGGTTTTTACAAACCAATCCTACAAGCTCATCCCCACGGACTCCGCCACATTCCCCTGGCTTTCCAAGATCGCTGGTCTCTTTGATCAGTGGGAACCCCACGGGATCGTCTTCGAGTTCCACACCACGTCCTCAACCTACAACGGAACATCCCAAGCATTGGGTGCTGTTGTTATGGCGACGGACTACGACGTGAATGATCCTCCGTATGCATCGAAGCAGATAATGGAGAACGCTGACTACGCTTGTAGCAGTGTTCCGTCTGCCTCGTTGCTGCATGGTGTCGAATGTGACCCAAAGGAAAGACCTTTGGACATTATGTACACCACGCCACGAGTGAATCAGTTGAACTTCTCCACACTTGGAAACTTTCAAATCGCCACCCAAGGCTGCTCGACGGCGGGAACGACTCTTGGAGAACTGTGGGTGTCTTACGACATCACTTTCTACAAGAAACAGCTCGTTTCCTCCGCAGCCGACGTTCCGAATTTCTCCGTGAACGGCCTCGCCACTGCTGCAGGACCTATCTTTGCCCCCAGCACGATCTCCTCCCAAAAAGACCTAACCTATACACCAGTTATTGGTGTGGGAACAGACATCTTCTTTCCCAGGTCCCAAGGGACGGGTCGCTACCTGATTGTTGCCGACTGTGCTAACTTTCAGACAGGTGACGGTGCCTCACTGAATCCCGTTCTCACGAACGCGGTCTCAGTTTCTTCCTCGACTTCGGTCGTGACCGTTGGTCAGCCCTTCGTGACTGTCAATCTCATTGACATCACGGCTGCTAACGCTTCCGTCCGCTTCGGCCTCAAGAATACAGTGAACGCTAATACTTCGTTCGCTATTGTTGAGGTCCCTCCTACCTTCTACCTCCTGAACATCTAATCAGGACTATTAGGCAGACGTTTCGAAAATTGTGTTCTTCCTTCAGATCGTGTACCTCGGGTTATCCCGGGCAATTGCGATCCTACGAAAGTCACTAACCATTTTCTTACTATACCAAGCCAGCGGCTGGGGATGAGAATTATTTCTCCTCTCCCCGACCGGAAGTTCGTAACTTCCTTCACGCTGACGCGGCTCCCAAGTATGCGCCGAAAACATGGGAATATCATTTGGTCCCCCTCGTGGGGATCCTGGACTGATTATTTGGTCCAGGAGCATTCGTTTAATCAAGTCGAATGCCCATAACTACCACCCGGGTTGCGGGTGGGGTCCGACCACCACTGGCCGGCCTAGGGGAGCATATCACTCCTA